AATCATTTCCTGGATCGCAAAATTTGAATGCCACGCAAACTCTCATTTTGCTTAATGGAAAGATAAACTAAATCTTATGTTGAATTTTTTTGTATTACTTACAGTTCGGACCTTTCGACATTTTTATGTGTTGTTAAGACTGGTTCAACAATGAGGCCTTCCATTTGGCAAAACTCCGCCTCCATGCCTTCACAAGCTATTGGTCCTTCACCAAAAGCTGATTCACACGCGTCTCCTTCCCATGCGGCGCACTCTACAGCGGTGAAAGTCATTGAAGAGCCTTCCAGTGATTCGGTGATAATTGCTTTCATGCCTATCTCAAAATTTGAGGCTATCACTTGCACGTTGGTCTCGAGAGAAGAAATTGCTTCATCTTGTGTTCCTTGGAAAGCTTCAAATATAGATTGGATGGCATCAACTGTGTCCTTGATTATTCCAATTGCATTGTGAATGCTGGCAAGGAACTGGTTTATTGGTGTCATAATTTTTTCAAAGCTATCGTACCAGTTATTGTACTGCTCTTCCAGCTTTTGGGTTTGGGAGTTGAGTGCCTGACTTATGTCTACCAGTGGTTGATAGAGGCTTTGTGTGGCTGTATGAATGTCACCAAGCTGAATAATCATGCTGGCTAATTTCACATTTTGCTGTTCAACCATAATTTCTAACGCCGTTAGATCTAATGTTACGTTGGCGTCTTCAAAGTTAATGTCCATAGAAATCTTCTCCATTTCAGCTACAAAATCATTAAATTGATTACGGGTCAATATGACCTCTGTTAGACTAATCGCATATGGTACAATAAATATCAATAATAGCAGAATCATGTTTACTAATAATTATAAATAAGGTTAAATCAAAGTTCTTCCTGGAATCTAATGGAAGAAATCAGTTGAGTACGAGTGGAATTAATTAAATTTTCCAGAATCAAAAATAGGGTACGATCAGAATGAATTGTGGTACGGTTAAGGTCTTGAGAGAAAGCTCTTATGGCAGCAGAATTTGCGTCGATATAAGATATGCGTTCAAGAGTTGCTTGTAAAACGGGGTATATGCCCTCGACTTCCTCTCTAATTTCACGTATCTCCTCCAGCGAGTGCCAAACGTTTAAGCCGATCTGTTCGAAGATCGTTGAGTTGATGGAATTTTCAGAAAGCACTTCAAATTGGTTACGTGCTAATTGGACTTCAGTTAGCCCTAATACGCAAGGAATGAGAAATATAATGTATAGCATTATGCATCTTAAGTTGAATATTTTTGTTTGTGAGAAAAGTGCGCAGTGGAATTAATTTCTAACGAATCTACGCCTGCGAGCAGGAGCAAGATTCCTCGCACTGTCAGAGGTAACGTTCTGCTTTAGATATACGGCTATCGGCTGATTCTCTAAGGTGGTAATAGTTTGGACCTTGGGATTGAGGAGATAAACTTCCTCGTGGCTTGGAAACGGTATATAAAGAGTCTTTGTGGCTCCATTCACCGCACTTAGGTACATGGTGGGTGTTTCAAGCGTAACTGTCTGGGTGTCATCACCATCGACTAGCGTGATCTCCAATAGGAAAGATGCGCCCGCGGTAACTACAGGCCAAACCGAGTCCTTAAGCATGGCTTGAGCCACAGGGTCAAATCTGTCGAAATCCGTGGTGAACGTTTGTAACTGCAATGCCATGGCCCATCCTAACTCGTCTTGCACGAGATCACTCTTCTTGATACCGCTTATGAGGCAGCTGATCTTCCTCGCCACGGCATCTTGAGTGACGAGAGTTCTTCCTTTAGCTGTTATCGTGCCATGAATCCAAGCAGTAAAATTCGCACCATCGGCAGCAGCCGGTGATGTGTTTACCAAAGCTACGATGGTTCCGAAACTGCTTTGTCTTACTGCAGCGGAGTCATCTGAGTTTCCTCTTTTAACAAAACGCCAATTGCCAAACATGGGGCTTTGGTGAATATCGATGTCTATGGATTTATTGTCTCTAGGTCTAATAAGGATTCGGGGCATTGTCTGCCCAAATTTCTTTTTGGCTAGAGTGGGATTAGTTGGGCAATCTGCATTTATGGGATCGCTCATGTAAGACATCAAGACTGCGCCGCTCGAAGTGCCTAGAGGGCTTGTGCATTGCACGTCCAGCTTTAAATCATCGATGGTCCAATACTGGTAGTTGGCCAGCTCTTCTGAAATACTGGCATCTAGCTGCAGCTCGAGGATTGGTGTTCCTGCCGTGGTCTGCGAATTTAGGTTCATGTTTGCGACCTCGTAAGAAATCACGTGCTTGTAAGTTTCACCTGGCAGGTTAAAATTAGGCCCGCCGGTGGAGAAGGTCGTGGTTTTGCTAACTTGGCCGGAAGTAGGTGTTGTTCCGACGTTAGCTAAAGTTTCGTCTTTATTGGCTTGCATTTTGGATATTTCTCCGCAATTCGAAAGTTTTATAACTTATCTTGATTGTTTTTGCTTTTCGTGGTCCTTTTAAGAACCACCTTATACAACTGTGAGAATGTGACATTAGCTGTACGCTGCCGCAAGCTTGTGATGACTTTCCCTTTGGAGTAATTGTACAGGAAAGACCAGAGTGCTTCGCTCTGCATCTGTGTGCAACCGTAATACTGCTGCACTGCGGCACAGGAAGCAGCGATCTCATCTCTGCATGAAATATGATTTATCCAATCTTTGACAGCCACAATATACTCCTGCACATCCTTGTCATCACTGTAAGTCTTGTTCAAAACTTTGCTGCACAGTCTGGGCAAATCCAAACCAAGGCCCGTCTCCGTAACTATGAAACCCACGAAAGGTAGATTTGTGCCTCTCTCAACTTTCAGTTCTTTGCGCTTGTTGACATAGTCCACCTTACGCGCAGAGACATAAGCATCATCACCTTTAAACATTGCCAACCTGAGTCCTTCTATCTCGAAAGACGCACCAATTCTAGCCATTGAATCAACGGTGTTATTCAAGTAAGTCCAATTGATGCCACTTTGGAAGGTTTCAACGTTGTTTATGCTAAAGTCCAGACCGAATCCAGTCCACCGGATGCAGGCTTGTTGAACAATGTCGTAAGTGTGGCTTGGCACTCCTATGGCTTCGAAAAGCCACCTAAAGACAAGATGCGTCGCCTCAGTCTTTGTGGTGTCTTGCTCAGATATATCGCAGGCAACGTTTTGAAAATCACCTTTCATCTTCAATCTAGCATTAACTTCTTTCTTGAAGACTTTAGGATCCTCCCCATTGGGCAAGAGTACTCCTTTGCGCAAGCATGCCTTCAACCTATTTTCAAGCGCCATCGTATAAGGCGCGGCGATATGGTTGAGCGTTTTGGGTTGAGCCGAGATGATTTGACCACATTTGGGAACCATCTCCAATTCTGAGTTGACGACTTTTTCATCACCTCTGAAAGCTCCGTCAGGTTTGGGGTCATTCTTGTGCTGTCTCTTATTGAAGAGGAGGATTTTGTTAGTACTCCTGGAGCTCTCACCGTACAATCCCTCATCTTGCCTTTGCGGATCTTTCTTCTTGTTAATATTCTCAAGCAACCGCATTAAAAACTGTGTTAACTCCTCCTGTGTCAATTTCATGGAAGCAAGCTTCTCTAAATCCACAAATTTGTTCAGACCGATCCAAAGTTCCATAGCCAGCTTATAAACATCCTTCCTCGACATCCTCTTCTTCAGGTGAGTTTGTCTACTAAGAACGGCCATTATGCAATGGTCGAGGTCGTTACTAGTCTGCTGTCTACCTCTGGTCCGGCCCATACTCAAAGCATGAACCCCTGGCTTGGCATAAGGATGTATAAGGGGGCGCTGATTGGTTTTAAGATGGAGTTTCTGATACTTGTTGGGAGCACCAAAGTGGGTGTAACCTGTCTCTCTCTTATGATCAGCGATCGCAGTCATTGCCGGAGCTATTTGACTTAAGATTTCCTCAGTGTACTGCACGCTATCATTGTCCACGCCCCAATTGCCGATTGTATCCTCGACTGGATCGTAAGGCAGCAGAGTGTCTTGAAGATTGTCACCGACCATCTCATAATCGAGCCCGTGGATGTTGCTGTGTATCGATTGGTTAATTGAAAAAGTGAGTGGTGCGCTGGCAATTCCATGGCTAACTGTGTTGGGAAAGTAATCATAGTCCTGGCTCGGCTCGCCTTTCTGGAAGTTGAAATCGCCCTCTTCTATGATTGTGTCAACATTAGAACTAGGGCCATAAATAGTAGGGTACCTGTTTCTGGACCCCACTTTCTCATTGAGATCCATTTTAATGGTTTTCTTCGCTGGGAAAATCTGCATGGAGCTCTCAGCTTCAACAATCACTTCCATCGCGTGTGTATGCCGCGTTAACGCGACATAGTGTTGTGCAGGGACCAAAAGGGCCAGTCTATGGCACGCGCGAGTGATAAAAAGTCTACTTCTTTTTGGCCTAGAACCCTGGATACTCGCGATAGTGTGGCATTTGCGCCTTTCGCTGCTTTGTGTAGAGTAAGTCATGGTAAGATCTGGCGTCTCTTTCATAGCTGGGCTAAAACGCACATCTACAGATTTCGTTACTTTGCTTAAAGTTCTAAAGCAATAATTAAAATAACTACGACAGTAGGCTGTGACATCTAAAGGCACCGTGAAACTGGTTTCTAACCTAGAAGCATATGTCACATAGTTGGCTATGCCTGGGACAGCTGTAGGTAATCTGAGATTACCGAGATCGAAGTGCTGTTGGCGGTCATCGCCGAGTATAATAGCTTTCTTTGGTCGACTAAGAAGAAACCAAAGGACCCTCGGATCGAGAGCAAAAGCCTCATCTATAGCAATGACCATATCTTCCGTGATTGTGGCGATTGCCCTCGCGAACGTCATTGCTTGTGGTAATTTGCCACCGTCCACAAGCATCTTTTTTATAGTTGGATCTCCTAAAACTTCAGCTTTCAATTTGTCATTATATTCATCCGCCAAGTGCTTGGTGGGCGTGACAATAGCGTCAACAAAGTACCGGTCCTTTATTATTTGCTTCCTGAGCCATGAGCTTTTACCAGCCCCAGGGTTGCCTAATACTGCTTCAAATTCCAATTGTTCTTTGAGGACTGTGTGATCTAGCATCGCTATGGCCCTCTCGTGCGATTTGTAATATTTTGAGTCCCTAGGCTGCTTTAAATCGGCTTTGAGTCGCGCCATTTCCACCTGCGCGTCGGCGCTTGTACATTGGTAAGTGTGTTTAGAGGGAGTCACCTCTCTGAGCAATTTAGGTACGTAAACATTCTTATGCCAATGGCCGTAATAATATTTATGTTCCGGCAGCTGGTCAAATGAAATGATCTTACCAGCCATCGCGGATGGAAATCTGTAAGGATGTCTGCATTCGCCGATTTCACACAAGCAGATGTTACATCCCTCCACTTGTTGTCGCGTGGGTTTCAGACGCTTCATTGCACTCGCTATCCATATCAGGGTGCATTTGAGCTTGCGTTTAAGTCTAAGCTTCTTTTCTTTCCATATGTCCTTAGCTAAGAGCTCATGCATGATTTCTCTCTCACATTCATAATCGTCTGCTTCAGCCCAGTCTTTCAGGTAGACGGGGGATTCAACTACGCTCATCGGAAGACCATCCTGCTCATTGTCGAGTTGCGTTGTCTCGGCTATGCCATCATTATCAACTTCCGTAGGAAATTCAATAAGATCCATCTCTTCGTCTTTCTTCTTGATGCCCTCTTTGGGTGCTGCGTCCTCACTAGGAGCGGCTTTGCATGCTGCATCGTCACTGACTTCAATGTGTGAAGATTGATACTCCTCCACTTTGTACGGGGGTGGGCTCTCTCTGAAGTCTTCATGTGAGATGATAATATTATCTCTGGTCATTATGAATTTCCTACCATAAGATATCATGCAACGTTTAACTACGAGCTTCTGCGTCTCTATATAACTTCTGTCTGACCACTCAGGACTGTTTTTAAAGGGCCTCCAAACCCTTCTTATTTCCTTCTTGAAAAGGGTAACGTGAACATCCTCTTTGATCATATTAGTAACGAAGCGTTCCCACGGTGATGCACCCGTAACTTTAATGATGGCGAGATCACTTATCATGGTATCAAGGTCTTCCGAAGCGTTGACAGTCTTGTAGAAGTCTTGTATTTTGAAGATAAACTGCTTGCCGGACTTTCTAATCTGTTTAAGAGCATAGGTGACCCTTTCCGGGGCTTCTTCTGCTTCCACACCGAAATCGCAGTACAAAAGGCCTCTGGCTGTTTTGAGGCAATCTATGCAATTGACATTTTTGTTGTAAAAGACAACGTTGGATTTGTGTAGTGTAGTAGCACGAAGTATGCCGAGGCCGTCAGCCCTGTACCAATGTTCAGCGTAGAAAGGGAAAAGAGTACTATCATTCCCTGGACCTGCGCAAGCATTGGTCCAATACTTTTTATCCGCGAACAAACGGCGGAGACTTTCAGTTTTGATAAGGTTTCTGTTCTCTCCATCATCGTAGTAGTAACCCCTCAAGTTCTCT